CTCGATGATGTCCTGGAACCATATCAATAACAATTGCTAGGTTAAAGGGTTCTGCTTGTTGATTCGTACAATTAAATCTTACAAGACCACAAGGGAAATTCCCGCCCTTCAAGTATGAAGAGCCTGAAATTGTTGTGACTGTCAAATCCGTTGCATCATGAGGAAGCAAATTCGGCATTTGATTAGCACCGCCAGGATATTGAGTATCAATATTCACACCATCATTTTCAAATGGGTATGGCGGCTGGTCATATGCTTGGATATCATCCAATACTCCGCTGTCTTGAGTGGTTCCTTCATTGGAAGTAGCACTCATCCAGTTTTCGGGAGTTGCACCGGATGCATCGATTAGATCATCAGGTGTATTCGGGTCAGCCTGTAGTGGTAATGCTCGGCTGTTAGCATATCCTTGTACCAAGGAAACTGCATTTACACCACTAAAACCTGGCCCTGGGTAATTATCGCCTACTCCGATCACTTCGAAAGCCGCTGAATTAGCCGGAAATGCAGAATTATCAGGAATTCTAATTTCTGATGGAATCCATTCCCCAGCTGTTGTAGTTCCCCCAACTTCGTCTTGAGGCAATAAATTAGCCCCAAAGCCAGCAGCATGGTGAGTTTGATCCGCATAAATCTTGAAATCCAAGAACCGACCCTTGACTGACTCAACACCGTCAAGTGCCTTTTTATTCATCTCTTGCCATGTCTTAAATCCTTTAACCCAAGAATTTCCAAATGTCCAAGTAGTTGGGAGTTTGCTAACGCCTACTGAACCTGTTCCTTGCCCAACTAAACGTACTTTAAATCCGGCAACAGCCCAATTTAATCCTTGACGGTAGAACCTTCTATTTGCGATACTAGCCATCTGGCTTAGATCCGCTGTATATGATGATTGACCGAATGGAACAGAAAAGCCTACAACTAGGCTCATCACTGCCGGTTCAATCTTTTTCATGCCTTTTCCTCTTCGAGTATTTCTCGCCATGAATTGGATGGTGGACTATACAATGTATAATCTTTGTCCACACCACCCCTGTGAAGACTGTGGGGTCTACGACTGAGCGAACATAAGCGGACTTATCTTCTCTCACCTTCACGCCTCTTCCACCGGAGGTGGAATTCTAAGAACGTTCCGTTCTTCTGCATTCATGTTTGGCGAATTTATCACTAAAATCGCAACATCCGAGGCGGCAAAAGTTACCCGATCCAGTTAGGGATAACTGATGCTGGACGTTCCTCACCTGATTATCAGGATTGTCCGTAGCATTGCAAGTGCAACGCCATGGAACTGCAAATTCATTTGTTCCAAACATTGCGATCAGTCTCTGACAAGATTCGCATGTCATTTCCAACACCCACAAGATGGGTATCTCCAACTGCCGCATAAACTGCATCTGTTATAGTTACGAATATTCATTCTTCTTCCTCCAGAATTCCACCCAAAGGCTCGACGAGGTGTCCACCTACGCCGTCTGTCGTCCATCCATGGACAGTGGCTGCTTTCCAAGTCCACTTTCCATTCTTCTTTATTCTCCAATATAGTTTCGCCATGTATACACCTTGTATACACCACTATATGAATCATTCTTCTTCTGCTTCTGCAATAACCAAGTTATTCCAACATTCATAACAAATACGGGCTTCGCCATCTAAAATAGCAACCTCCCCACATTCTGGGCAAGGTTTCTCTCGATCTATATTGCCCATGTCAATCGTACCGAGGTTGACCATAACCAGTGACCTTCAGAAGTTCTTCTGCTCCTTTAAAAAGTACAGGAGTAAAAGGGTTAAACCCTACCTGTACATAATGTCTAGGTTTCCTAGAGTCTGGTCGATAACAAACCAAAGATGGATCACTATCGACATCATTAGTAGGCTCCAAAGTAGCCTTGCCAATTGCTTGTGGTGTGGCATCTCCAGGAACTGTCGTCTGAACAATATGCCCACCTATTTCAAATGCGGATGTTTGTTTTCCAAAAATCTTTTCAATTCCATAACCAAACAATATTTCCCACATTTTATCACTTCGTTTTTCTGTAAATCTTCTTTTGCCCTGGTTTAGCATGAAACATGCATTGTCTTCTACCTTTCAGGGCATGCGCTTTACATCTGCGTTTTCCTATCTTATGGTTGCATTGCATCAGCATACACCAACGCCAGCAACATACGCTTTTTCAAGAAGTCCTGTTGAATATAGCAAAATCGTTACGATCATTGCTTCAACACGATTCTCTTTCAATTGTTGTACCAACTTTGCACCCAAAGATAATTCCTTAGTGTGTTCGAGAACTTCACCAGTCATTTGTAACAACCTCACATCTCCAACATGGATTCAGCCATGTATCCTCGATGATGTCCTGGAACCATATCAATAACAATTGCTAGGTTAAAGGGTTCTGCTTGTTGATTCGTACAATTAAATCTTACAAGACCACAAGGGAAATTCCCGCCCTTCAAGTATGAAGAGCCTGAAATTGTTGTGACTGTCA